GAGGAAGCACAGTTCGCTTTCAGAAGATTGGTAAAGGTTCAGCGTCTACTAAAAGTAGAAATGGTCAAATCACACCTATGGAATTGACCCACACAACTGTTGACGTAACAATGGCTGATCATTATGCTGCCGAATATATTGACAAGTTGGATGAAATCAAAACTAATATAGATGAACGTCAGGCAATCGCTAAGTCTGAAGCTGGTGCTTTAGGTAGAAAGACTGATGAAATATTAATCACAGCTATGGATGCTGGAGCTAGTTCTACTCAAATTCACGATACAAGTTCTGCTATTGAAAAAGCAGATGTTCTTGCATTGTTTGAGCAGTTTGGTGTTGCAGATATTCCAGAAGATGGTGGTCGATATGTAGCAATGAACCCAAAGGGATTTGCTGATCTATATGCAATCAATGAGTTTGCTAGTGCAGACTTTGTTGGTGAAGCTAACTTACCTTTTGCTGGTGGTATGACAGCTAAGAACTTCTTAGGATTTATGTTCTTTTCTTCATCTTCAGTAACGGCTGGTAAGAATATGGCTTATCACACTTCTGCTGTTGGACTAGGTATTGGTGCCGACGTCACAACAGAGTTAAATTACATACCTGAAAGGGTATCTCACCTTGCAACGTCTATGATGTCTATGGGTGCTGTTGTCATTGATGACAATGGTGTCTATGAATTCTTAGATAATAACAGTTAGGAGGTTTAAATGGCTTATAGTTCAAGTGGATTACACCGAATAGGTGGAGCAAGTGGAGTAAATCTTTGGATTTATCAAACCACAGATGCAGTCGCAACTGTTAACAGTGCTGGTTATTTTAATGACTCAGCTAATATGTTGAATGTCAGAGACTTAATTATTGTTATGGATACTAATACTCCAACAACAAATTTCTGTACTGTACTTTCTAATACTGGTTCAGTAGTTGACGTTTCAGACGGAACTGCTGTAGCAGAAACAGACGGCGACTAAATAATATGGCTACATCAACATCAGCAACCTCTCCCATTGACGTATGCACAAGGTCGCTGGTGTTGATTGGCGCACAACCAATTACATCTTTTAGTGATGGATCGAATGAAGCATTGGTGGCTGTTAATCTCTATGAAGATACTGTTCAAGCATCTTTAGTAAATACAAGATGGAGATTTGCAGTAAATCAAGCAATAGGTAATAGACTATCAGATGCACCAACTGGTAGATATAATTCAGCTTACCAAATACCTTCTGACTCATTAATGATAAATGCCGTTACAGTAAATGATAGAAGTATAGAATATCAAATTTATGGTAACTTTATCTTCAATGATGCAACTGTTAATGATGAAGTCATTATAGATTATAACTTTAGACAAGTAGAAGCTAACTTTCCAGCGTACTTTGTTCAAGCTGTTGTCTATGAATTAGCTGGACATTTCGCATTAGCATTAGCAAGAAATGATAGTATGTCTAACAATATGTTTGAGAAAGCTAGGTTCTTTATGCAGAAAGCTAGAACATTAGATAGTCAACAACAAACAACTCTTAGACTTTCAACTAATCGTTTTGTTACTTCAAGAAGGACAACTGGTACACTATCGAGTAATGTCTAATGGCTCGTATTCGTATTCCCCTCAACAACTTTGAAAGAGGTGAAGTTTCTCCATCAATGACATCAAGAACTGATTTGAATGTATATGTTCAATCAGCAGAAAAAGTAAGAAACTTTTTTCTTATGGCAGAAGGTGGATTAAAACGTAGACCAGGCACAGAGTTTATTCATAAGTTTACAACTGTTACAGTAGATAATTCAAAAAGATTACAAGTAAAGATTGAGCCTTTTTTATTCTCAGATGATGAACGATACATTGTAGCATTTAGTGCTGGTAGGTGTGACTTCTTTCGTATTGTTGCATCAACTGGTGCTATATCACATATTCAAGGTTTAACAACAGATACAGATAGTGCAACATTGCCGTGGACTGTTGATACAATAGAAGATCAAACAATAGCACAGTCTGCTGATAATATGTTTGTTGCACATAAATCTCATATACAAATGAGAATAGTAAGAACTGGTTTAACTACATTTGAAGTAAGAAAGTTTGCATTTGATGAAACAACTGCTAGTGATCAAAAGTTTCAACCTTATTTTACATTTCAGGAAAGTGGCGTAACATTAACTCCACAAGCAACAAGTGGCTCTGGAAAAACAATGACTACTTCATCAGCTTATTGGGAGTCTGGTCACGTTGGTACTATTGTAAGATACAAAGGAAATGAAATACTAATTACTTCAGTAACAAATACTACTGTTGCTGTTGGTACAATTAGAAAAACTTTATCAGGTACAACTGCTGATACAGATTGGGATGAACAATCATATTCTACTCTTAGAGGTTTTCCTAGTGCTGTTACATTTCACGAAGATAGATTATGGTTCGCTGGAACAACAAGTCAGCCTGATGCTATATGGTCATCTAAAAGCTCTGAGTTCTTTAACTTTGATGTTGGTACAGCACAATCAAATGAGAGTATTCAATTTGCTATAAGTGCTGGTGAATTTAATTCTATAAAGCATTTAACAAGTTCACGAGATTTACAAGTGTTCACAAGCACAAGTGAATTTTTTATACCATCATTTTCAAGCAGTGCTTTGACACCAACTAATGCACAGATTCGACGACAAACACCTTTTGGTAGCTCAGGTGTAAGACCGACGCCATTTGATGGTGCTACTGTATATGTTCAAAGAGGTGGTAAAACTGTGAGAGAGTTTGTCTTTAGTGATGATGAAAGTGCTTATGTATCAACACCAATATCATTATTAAGTTCACATCTTGTGGTTGATCCTACGCAAATGACAGCTATGCGTGGTGCATTAGCAAGACCTGAAAGTTATGCTTTCTTTGTAAATAGTGATGGAACTATTGCTGTGTTTCATTCTATTCGTAATGAACAAAAGGCTGGATGGACATTATGGACAACTGCTGATACTGGAACTACTGGTGGTTTTCACAGTATGTGTACTGTTGATGAAAGATTATTCTGTGTAGCAAAAAGAGATTTAGGTGGTGGTACTGTTCGCTTTATGCTTGAAGAGTTTTTAGATACAGCTACTTTAGATTGTAGTGATGACTTTAGTGGAAGTAATGGTGTGTTCACAACTAATTCAATATTTGAAGATAATGCAAAACTCGACGTCGTTTCAAGTAATGATTATTTAGGTAACTATACTCAAGGTTCTAATCAAGTTAATGTATCTGCTGTAAGTACAACAAGTTCAGCAGAGATTGGTTTTGGTTTTACTGGAATATTAACGACGCTACCATTAGATGCTCAAGTAGAAGGTGGTCCTCTTACAGCAGAACCAAGACAAATAACACGAGTTAATTTAGACCTTATAGAAACTTTATCTGTATCTATTGGTACTGGTGGAACTTCTGTTCCATTAATATTACAAAGTACAACAGATGATTTTTCATTAGGATTATCAAAATTTTCTGGAAAGAAAGAGTTTAGAATGTTGGGATATAGTACAGACCCAAGAGTTTTTCTTACTCAAACTGCACCAGTAGCTTTACAATTAAATGGAATGGTAGTGGAGGTAGCTTTCTAATGTGTGTTCCAACACCACAATTATTATTATTTACAACAGTAGCATCAGGCGTAAGTGGAATGTTATCAGCAAGGGCTGGTTCAAAAGAAGCATTAAGGGCTGGTCAAAGAAATGCTGAAAGAATAGAGCAACAAAAACAAGTTGCATCATTAACTGGTGAACAAGAAACAACTGCACTACTTCAAAGTTTTTCTCAATCAATGGCATCAAACATTGCAATGAGAGCAATGATGGGAAGAGACGCAAGTGATCCATCATTTAGAGCATTTGAGAAATCAAACTTTGATACATTAGAAACAGACTTACAACGTATGGCAATACAAGGTTCTAATATTCAAAAGAATTATGACTTACAAAAATTTGAAGCTATATCAAGTGCAACAGATAGAGCTAAGAGTATAAGACGAAAAGGATTATTAAACTTAGTTGGAACTGGTACTCAAGGTATAATGGAATACGATAGTGTAAAAGTTGGAGATGATTAAGAATGAAAATACAAAGATTTAAAAATCAAGTATTTAATAAACCAGTAGGTGTTGTTCGTTCACAAGAAAGAACAGCAGAAACAGACACCTGGCAAGCTATATCAAAAATATCTTCAGCCTTATCAGGTGAGTTTTTTAAAAAAGCTGTTGAAGAAGCTAAAGATGCTGGAATCAAAAGATCATTATCTGTCGACGTCTTTGATGAGAATATGCAAATAACAAAAGCTCCTATTAGTATGGGTACAGTTGGTACAAAGGCTTTTGAACAGAATATGCTCAAACGATATGAAAATAAAATGAGAAGTTTATTAGATAATAAAATAGGTGATGCATTAAGAACCAATCCAAATGATGCAGACCAATATAATAATGATGCTTCAATAGCTGTAGCTGGATTAATTGATAAAGCTGATCCAAGTATGAAAGGTCTGCTTACTGATTATGCAACAGCAAAGATTGCTATAGGTGCCAATACAGTAATGGCAAATACAAAAAGAATAGAAGATGAACAGCTTGTTTTAGATACTGGTCAACAAACTGAATCAATGGCTAATCAAGCTATCAATGCATTTGCAAATGGAGATGATCGTACTGGTAATCAGTTAATGCAAACAATAGAATTTGAATATAATGAGCTTGTTACGGAAGGTGTATTAACTGGAGGAAGAGCCAACAATAGAATTGTAGAACTAAGAAGAAGAGTACTAGAACAAAGAATTGGTATATCCTTACAAAACTTTTCAAGTAAAGAAATTGGAAGCGTTTATGATGCTTTTTTAAGTGGTCGATTAGATAGCCTTCCTGATGTTGTAAGTGACAATTCAGCACTTGATTTTAAAAAACGAGGTGTAACCTATAACACTATAAAAGAATTATTAAATAATCATCCACATACATTAGATAATCTTCAAATTGGAAGATCAATAAATGCAATTAAAACAAGCAGAAAAAATCTTGAAATAGCAAATCAAGGTCAGATTGATGCACAACAATTTTACAGTAGACTTGATAGTGGACAGAAACAAGATATTGGAAAAAAACAAATGCCAATATATGAACAATTTATATATGCACAATCAGGTGTTGAGTTTTCAAATAACCCATCACCTGATGATATTTTAAAGCTAGCAAATTCTCCTAAATTTTATCAAATACTTACACAGCAAATGAAGATACCAGATAGTGTTCATTTTAAATTAGAACAATTAGGTGCTGGTACATTGAGTTCTGAATACCTATTTCCAGTTCTTGAGATGTATCAACAGATGAAAAACAATATTTCTAATAGAGGTATTCCAAGAGATTTAACTGGTGGTATGGGTTTAAAAGAAGGATTAAATACTAAACTTCAAGCAATAAATGAACTTGTTACTTTTAACGGAACACAAAAAGGTTTAGAGATAGCTGTTGGATTAGCTCAAATGCCACAGAATGATAGAGTTACAAGAGCAATAGATTCTATTAATTCAACATTCAAACCAAAGTCGCAGATCAAAACATTTGAAGGTGCAAGATCATTTATGATTGAAAAACTAAATTCAAAGTTTGATGATATGGCTATTACAAATGAAGTCGTCGACGAAACATTAATTCTTGCTAATATGGTTGGTGCAAGTAGTGCATTACAAATAATGGTTGATACTGTTAATGATAAATTTATTCAATCAAAATATACTGTTGATTACTTATCAGGGGGTACACCAGTTAAAACAAGATTTGCTCCTGAAGTTATATTTGGTCAAGGAGATTTACTAGATAAATTTGAATCTCAGCTTAAAGAGATATCAGGTATGCCTGATGCTGTTTTAGGTGAGGACTTATTTGTAATAGTCGATCCAAACTCTGCTAATTCAAATGTTGTTTATTATGTTGCAAGAAATGTAGATGGAGATATACAACCTATAATTGAAAATAATCAAATGATTAGTATTAAATTATCTGAATATTCTGATGATATGAAAGCTGAAGAAATAGCACAATTACAAGAAAATATGGATTATGCAAAAATGATTAAAGAAAGGCTAGATGAAGAATTTGATATTAATACTTCAACTAGATATATGTTTGGAATGTGGGGTGGTGTTTAATTGGTTGATTTAGCAAGACCACTTATTGCTTTTGATAGTATGACTAAACTTGAGCAAGACCCTTCTTTTTGGGAAGGTATGTCTGCTACTTATGGTTATCAATACAGACCAATTATGGGTGCAATGTATGGTGCTTCATTTCAAGAAGATGAAAATTTTAATGTACTAGAACATTTAAACGACGACGATCTAGCTGACCAAAACCAACTTAGTATGTTAGCTATGGCAACATCAATGAGCCATTTAGATTACTTAAGAACTCATACTGATAAGATGAAACAGAACAGAGAAATACTAAGTAAAACTGGTTGGGGTGCTATGATTACTGCTGGTATCCTTGATCCAATGAATTTATTTTCATTACCATTTAAAGGTGTAGGAATTGGTGCAAGATTTTTATCAGGTGCAAAGTCTGGTTTTGTTATTGGTGCTGGTCAAGAATTAATAAGGGCGCCTTTTGATCCTGATTCTACTATAACTGAAACTGGAATTAATGTAGTTGGGTCGACGGCATTAGTTGGTACATTAGGTGGTATTACTGGTGCTTTTGGTGGTAGAGCAGTAAAGAAGTTTTCTAATGAACAAACACAAGTAAATAAATCATTAGATCAAAAAGTTCCAGCTGGTCAAGAATTTGATTTTAAAAACAGTTGGTTTCTAAACTCACCTTTTTTTAAAGCAGTAACAACACCATATAAAAGAATCATACAAGGCAATCTACCACAATCAACTAAAAAACTAATGACACAAATTGGTGCAGATGGTGGTCTTACATCAATGATGAATAAAGCTGGTCAAGGAATATCATCTGTATTTCAAAGGTCAGTAACTTATATGGGTGATTATGTAGCACATAATAGAAGATTAAATAACATCTATGGACAGTATATTGCTGATAGAGGTAAAAGTTTAAATCCAGCACAAAAGATAGGTATGCAAGAAAGTGGTTATAATGAATTTGCAGAAAGATTAACTAAAGAAAGAATACTGCGTGAAGCTGATCCTAAAAGACAAAAGTTATCCAGGCTTGAAGAAGATTTTATAAATGAAATGGAAATCTTTTATACAAAGTATGGAGTTGATATGATTGATAATGGTTTATTAACTACAAATAAATCATTAAAAAAAGATATAGCAAGATTACAAGACACTATAAAAGATTTAAGAAGTCAGTTTGGTAAAGAAAAAGATGTAAGAACAAAAGCACATATAAGAAAAATGATTGATAAGCAAGGTGCAAAATTAAAAGACAGAGAAGCATTACAAAAATTAAACTATGATCCACAATATAAAGGCACATACTTTCCAAGATATTTTAAAATAGATGCAATATCAGAAAGAATAGATGAATTTAAAAGTATCTTGCACAAATGGTACACTGAAAATCCATTCTATACAAAAGATATGCAACAAGCTGAAAAGTTAAAGATTCTTAATGAAACTAGAAAAGTAAAAAAATTAGAAAAAGAAACTCTTATTGATGATATAAAAATAAAAAAACACGGAAAACAATTTAAAAGAGATAATCCATCACAATTTAAAAACACTGGTGGTGCAAATTCAAAAAGTGCTTATACAGATAAACAACTTAATGCTTTAAAAAAATTATCTGATGAACTTCCAAAATTACAAAAGCTAATAGATGAAACAGAAGTAAAAATTACAGAGTTAGAAATCAAAGCCAAAACAAGAGTCAATGAAGCTGTAGAAAACACAATAGCAAAAATATTAAATCAATCAAATCTTGACGACGACTTCGTTGGTTTTGGCTTATCAAAGCATTTACGTCATAGAGAACTAGATATTCCAAATCACTTAATATTAGATTTTATAGAAACTAATGCATCAGAAGTAGCAATGTATTATATGATGAGAACTGGATCAAAGATTGAATTTGCAAATACATTTAAAGGTAAATCTATTGATGATCTTATTGATGAAGAACAACTATCTATGATACGTCACGGTGTTGATGATGCTGGTATAGCTTCTGCTACTGCTGATTTAATTCATATGTATGATCGTGTTGTTGGTACACCTATTCATAGACCTGATGCAATCAATAGAAGAGTATCAAGAGCATTAACTGATTGGACTTCTTATGTTATGTTAGGTCGTGCTGGTTTGTCGTCGTTACCTGAACTTGGAATGATTATAATGCAACACGGAAGTAAACAAGGTCCGTTAGCTTGGAAAAATCTAGGATCTACTCTTACTGAAATGATGAATCTAAAAAATTTAAGTCTTGGTGTTAATGAAGTACAACTAGCTGGTGAAGCTCTTGATATGGTACTTGGTGTTGCACAAAATAGAATGTATGAAGATTTTTTAAGAACACCATTTCAAAAAGGAGTATCAAAATTAAATGAACAAGGTAAAAGAGTTTTTTATACAGCTAATCTATTAGCTCCAATAACACAAATTACTAAACAAATTACTGGTGTTTTAGGTCAACATACTCTTGTTGATAGATGTTTAAAACTTGTTGCTGGTACATTAGATCAAGAAGGCATTGAACTATTAGCAAGATATGGTTTAAATATGAAAGATGCTAAAAAAATAAAAAAATTATTTGATGATGGTAAAATACAAAAAAGTGATGGTGGACAATTATTTTTAGCTAACTCAGAAGCGTGGGGTAATGATGCTTTAGTACGAAAGTTTCGTGGTGCATTGGCTACAATGACTAGAAATACAATTATTAATGCTACACCAGCAGATAAACCAACAATAATAGATGGTGTTGTATATGCTAAAATGAATCCAGCTTTGAGAGCATTAGGATATAAAGCAGATAAAAGAGTTAGTTTTGGTGATCAGGAAATGGTCAGGATTGAAAGTGGTGTGATGGCATTTCCTTTTCAATTCTGGAATTATACATTAGGAGCAACAACAAAAGTTCTTGGTGCTGGTTTTGATAATGAAAGAACTGGTAAAACTGCTGGTATGATTTCTATGATTGCACTAGGTTATGCAACACTATATTTTAAAAATCCATACTCATTTAGTAATATGGATTATGAAGATCAACTTACTAGAGCAATAGATCAAACTGGAATTACTGGTGTTTATAGCGATTTATTTTATACAAGTTTACACGCATATCATAGGTTAAATGATTTAGATAGAGACGAAACTTTAATTCAACCAAAGTATAGAGTTAATCCTCCAAGTCAATTAGGTGCTGGTTTAGAAACTGCTACAGATTTTGCTGGTGCTACTCCAAGTTATTTATTTGATGTTGCTGATACTCTTACTTTATTTGCAAATGGTGAAACTCCTGAAGCTATTAATAAAGTAACAAGACTTACTCCATTGTCATCTTTATATGGAATGAGAACCTTTTTAGGTGGTGTAGAAGATTTTGCTAGTGGAAGGTATTATTAAATTTGTGCGTTGTTAGTTATTTTAATAGATTATAGGGTGCGATTATGGCGTTAGATATTAGTGCAACAAGTCCAAGAGTCCAATATACTGTAGGTAGTTCGTCGACGACGACATTTGCTTATGGGTTTCCTATCTTTCAAGATGCTGATTTAAAAGTATTTGTAGGATCAACTCTTAAAACATTAACAACACATTATACTGTTACTGGTGCTGGAACTACAAGTGGTGGCAATGTTGTAATGACAACAGGCAATGAAGTAACTAATTCAGATGTAACGATTGTTCGTGATATCACAATATCCAGGACAACTGACTTTCCTACTTCAGGTTCATTTCAGGTTGATAGTCTGAATACAGAACTAGACACAATCACAGCAGTACAGCAAGAACTAGAAGATGACATTAGTCGATCACTAAAGCTATCAGATGAAGATTCGACGGCAACCTTAACTCTTCCCCTCAAAGATGCACGAAAAGGTAGATACCTCGCTTTTAATGCTACAACTGGTAACGCTGAAGCTGGACCAACACAAACAGATGCAACACTCATTGCTACTGTCACTACTGATATTGCTCTACTTGCTGATATACAAGATGGCACAACAGCAACCAACACACTAACAACTCTCTCTCCTAAAGCTACAGAAATAGGATTACTTGGTAACTCAACGACAGTAGCTAATATGGGATTACTTGGAACAAGTGCTGTTATAACCGATATGGGATTATTAGGAACAAGTGCTGTTGTAGAAGATATGGGTTTCTTGGGTACGTCAGCCAATGTAACAGCTATGGGTCATCTTGGTACAAGTGCAAATGTTACTGCAATGGGTAAACTTGGTAATGATGCTACTGTAGCAGATATGGCAATACTGGGTACTGATGATGTTGTTGCTGATATGAATACGTTAGCAACATCTGATATTATTAGTGACCTTAATACTCTTGCAACGTCTGATATTGTAACTGATATGAACCTACTTGCTACTTCAGCAAACGTAACTGCAATGGGTCATCTAGGAACTTCAGCTAATGTAACAGCAATGGGATTGTTGGGTACAAGTGCAGTTGTTGAGGATATGGGATTTCTTGGAACTTCTGCAAATGTCACAGCAATGGGTAACTTAGGTACATCTACTGTTGTAGGTCATATGGCTAACTTAAATGCATCTGGTGTAATTACAAACATAGCTAATCTTAATGCTACTGATGTTATAACAAACATTGGAACTGTTGCTAGTAATGTATCAGGAGTAAATAGTTTTGCAGATAGATATAGAGTAGCTAGTTCTGCACCAACAAGTTCTTTAGATGTAGGTGATTTATATTTTGATACTTCAGCTAATGAATTAAAAGTTTATAAATCAAGTGGTTGGAGCGCGGCTGGTTCAACAGTAAATGGTACGTCAGCTAGATTTCACTATGATATATCAGGTACACCTTCTTCTGTATCAGGTAGTGATTCTGCTGGTAATACTTTAGCTTATGATGCTGGGTTTGTAGATGTATATGTTAATGGTGTTAGAATGGCACCAGAAGATATTACAATTACCTCTGGAACTTCAGTAGTATTTGCTTCTGCTTTAGCAGATGGTGATGATGTAGACATTGTAGCTTTTGGTACATTTCAAGTAGCAAACATTGTATCTACTGGAGCATTGAATAGTGGTTCTATTACAAGTGGCTTTGGCAATATAAATAATGGTTCATCAACAATAACTACGACTGGTGCAATTAGTGGTGGAACACTAACTGGTACATTGCAGACAGCATCTCAACCTAATATAACAAGTGTTGGCACATTAACTGGATTTACCTCAACTGGTATTGATGATAATGCTGATGCTACTTCAATAACTATTGATAGTTCAGAAAATGTAGGAATTAAAACAACAACACCTACTAATTATTATGCAGATGATTTAGTTGTTACTGCTCCAGACGAAGGTGGTATAACTGTCGTAGGTGGAACAGCAGAAAGAAACTATTTAGCTTTTGCAGATGGCACAAGTGGTAATGCAAGATATAGAGGACTTATAAGTTATGACCATAACACAGATTTGTTAACTCTTGGTGCAGGAGGAGGTGGTTCAGTAGTACTTGATGGAAATGGCATTTTGACCAATACAACGCAACCAGCATTTTTAGTATATCCTAATAGCACTCAAAGTAATATGGCAAATGATGAAGTGCTAGTATTTGATTTAGAATTTTATGACCAAAATGCAGACTTTGCATCTAATACATTTACAGCACCAGCAACTGGAAAATATTTAATGTGTGTTGCGTGTAGAATTGATAGTGCTGATTCTAGTGCTGGTTGGATAAGAATTGAAATGGTGACATCAAATAGAAGTTATTCACCTAGTCTAGTTACTCCATCTGGAACGTATCAAAGTATTGATTTTTCAATAATTGTAGACATGGACAAAGATGATACTTGTTTTTTAAGATGGGGTCAAACTGGTGGTAGTGCGACAGCAGATAAAGCAGATTCATCAAGATGGTCTGGTGCATTATTAAGTTAACATAGGGTGAAACAACCCTCTTTAAAAGGAGAAAAATATGGCAAAATTAACATTAACAATAGAAATAGACGATACTGACCAATTAGTATTAAAGAATGATTTACTAGACATTGATGCTTGGGTGCAGTCAGCAATGACTGGCAAAATTAATAATTGTTGGAAACGTATGCAAACAGAGTGGACTACAAAGTTAATAAACGATAGTAGTTTTACGGACAGTATACCATCTAACAAAGCAGACTTTGTAACATTAGTAACTAGCCGTTCTGATTATAAAGATAGAAAAGCTAGAGATGAAGCATCAACACCATAAGGAATAAACCATGAGCCTAGCAAGAAACTTATCTAAATTC